ACTCGATACTTTGCGGCAGATTGCGGCGGTCCTGAAGGGGGCCAAATGACACAAAAACAAGAAGAGTCCGGCATAAAGCACGGCATCCGGGACTTGCTTAAATTCCTGGGCGTCTACAACTGGAACCAGTTTCAAGGGCCGATGTCATCACCGAAAGGCGTTTCAGATATTCTGGGCATTCTTCCGGCAGGTATCTCAGGAGGCCCTGGGCGGTTTCTGGCGATTGAGGTTAAAACAAAGACCGGGAAGGTGTCGCCGGATCAGGTCAAGTTTTTGGAGCAGATCAACCGGAATGGGGGATTGGGGTTTGTCGCCCGGTCGGTTGACGATGTCATCGAAAAGTTAGGTGTTAGGGACCGTTTCTTGTTTTAAGGCGAAAGCGGAATTGGTACGTGGTTAAAGTGCCGATCAGAACGCCTCAGAGTGTTAGGAAGGCGGCTAAAATGATTTTTTAATACTGCCCCAGCTTAAAACAGGGCGCGTGGCTTAAAACGTAAATTAGACAACTTTAAGGGGTAAATTATGAAATTACAGATCGGGGAGCACAAAATCACGAGCGATGGAACATGCGTAACAATCACAAAGGCCGGTGTTTTCGGGGAAAAAAGCAAAAAAGCAGGTGAAGCGTATGAAAAAATTATCGGGCATTACCCGAATTTAGAGCAGGCATTGCCTCATGCGGNTGCTGGAAGAAAAGATTGCGGAGGTTGGTGCGGTGGATGCTCAGGAGTTGGCACAAGAGATCCGGGCGGCAAAATTGGAAATTGTGGCTGCTGTCCGGGTATGGGGCTGTGAAAAATAAGGGGACTTAAAACATGATCAGAAAAACAGTAAAGGATTATATGCGGTTTATTTCAGACTTTGAAAAAGGTAGTCGGATATTAAAATCGACACACACAATCCGTATTTTGCGCGAAACGTGGTGGTTTTTATTTATCCCGGTTTATTCAAGGGAAAAAATTCTCTCGTCAAACCTGTAAAAAGTCGTGGCCACAGGAGCCCAACACGCAACTACTTGAAATTATATAGCGGACGTTAATAAAATCGGGCTAAAAACAGGCAAAAGAGCCCGGTATGATGGCCAGGTAAGAAAGGCGATGGTATGCGGGTGCTGAGATAAAAAGGCCGGTCCCGGTGATGGGGGACCGGCCTCAAAAAAATATCTTGACATTCTCTTTTATTATATTTTATAGTGGGGCAAAATAGCCCCATTTGGGGGCGCAATTGTCACAGAATGGGGCAAAGAATGGCAGAAAAGAAAAGCAAGGCGGGAAGACCGACTTTATATAAAGACGAGTACCCCGACCTTGCTTTTAAATATTGCCTCCTGGGTGCGACAGACAAAGAACTTGCTGATTTCTTTGAAGTTTCTGAAGATACGGTTCACGAGTGGAAAAAGGTTTATCCTAAATTTTCCGAGTCCATAAAGGCTGGCAAAGAAAGAGCAGACGCAGAAATAGCCCAAAGTCTCTACCAACGAGCAAAGGGTTATTCCCATGATGACGTTAATATCTCCAACTATCAGGGCGACATCACGATCACCCCGATAACCAAACATTACCCGCCTGACACCAAAGCAGCCACTTACTGGCTGAATAACCGACAAAGAATCAGATGGAGAGATAAGACGGATGTTGAGGTTTCCGGCAAAGATGGGGAAGCGATTAAAACCGAAGCCTCTTTATCCCCTGAACTGGAAGAATTAATTAAGCAGGTGGCTGGCAAATGCTGACGCGAGAACACACTCTAAAAAATTATGAGGGCATTCTTGAGCTTGCCGACGCCACCGGCACGACAAAAAAAGCGCTCAAAAAGCTGATGCAGGAAGATTTGTTTTTTCTACTGCTGTATGGCTTGGGCCGGTCTGACATAAACAAAGACTGGCTGTATGAGCGTGTAAGGGAAGTCCAAAATAATCCGGACGGGTATATCGATTTGTGGGCGCGTGAACATTATAAATCAACCATTATCACCTTTGGCAAAACAATCCAAGACATCCTCAATAACCCTGAAATCACAGTTGGTATTTTTTCATTTACCCGGCCAATCGCTAAAGGGTTTCTCCGGCAGATCAAAAATGAATTAGAGTCAAATCAAAAACTCAAAGATTTATTCCCTGATGTTTTATATCAAAATCCAAGGGCCGAGTCTGTCAGATGGTCAGAGGATAACGGTATTTGTGTAAAGCGTAAATCAAACCCGAAAGAATCCACGGTAGAGGCTTGGGGCCTGGTTGACGGTCAGCCAACATCCCGCCACTATTCCCTGATGATTTATGATGATGTTATCACCAGGGAGTCAGTGACAACTCCGGAAATGATCGCAAAAGTGACTCAGGCATGGGAACTGAGCCGGTCGTTATGTTCACAGGATGGAGCGACCCGGTATATTGGAACCCGGTATCACGCCAACGACACATATCAGACAATCCTTAACCGTAATGCAGCTAAGCCACGGATTCATACAGCCACGCAGGATGGCACAATAACAGGTGAGCCAGTATTATTGAGTAAGGGTTATCTGTCCGACAAGCGGAGGGATATGGGGCCGTATATTTTTGCCTGTCAGATGATGCAGAATCCAAAATCTGATGATACCCAGGGGTTTGACGAGGGGTGGTTGAGATTTTGGGAGCCGACAAACCCACGCGATTTTAACCTGTATATTTTTGTCGATCCGGCAAACGAGAAGCGTAAGAGCAACGATTATACATCAATGTGGGTGGTCGGAACCGGCAAGGACATGAATTACTATGTGTTTGATATGCTCCGGGACCGGCTAAACCTGACGCAACGGGCATCCGCGTTATTTGATTTGTATCAGAAATACATGCCGTTGGGTGTTTTTTATGAGCATTACGGGATGCAGGCAGACATACAGCACATTAAATATGTGCAGGAAATTAAGAATTACCGATTTGAAATAACGCCGGTGGGTGGACCAATGCCGAAAGCCGACAGGATTAAGCGGCTGGTCCCATTGTTTGAACAACACAGAATTTATTTACCGTTTCATTGTGTTAAGCGCGACTACCAGGGGAAAATGGTTGAGCTGGTAAACGCATTTATTCAAGACGAATACCTTCCATTTCCGGTGATGGTCCATGAAGATATGCTGGATTGTTTGGCAAGGATTGAAGACCCGGAAGTTAAAATGTTATTCCCGACGCAACACGCAGTCCCCAACATAACCCGCCGACGCACCGGAGAAGCCCGGTCGTTTATGGCGCAATAACCGAGGAAAGGATTAAAGAATATGGCAAAAATGTTAATCGGTGGGCAGGAAATACCCATCACAGATTCAGAGTTCCGGCGCATGAAGACCAAGGCAAGCCGTCACGAGTTCGGTCTCGAACTGCTGGTATCCGGCGCAATTGTCAACTTAAACCAGATCACGGCCATTTTACCAGAGGGTAGAGATATTGCTATGAGCGAGATCGTTGACCACGGTGCAAATGACGGCCTTGAAATGGCTGACGCCTTCGGAGGAATGCCGGTTGATGACGGAACAGACACTACGGACGGCAGGTTGACCGGAGAACAGATCACAGACATCATCGAGAAGTCCGGGCTGAATCAGGTCGCGTTTGCGGCCACAGTCGGTTATTCACCGGCCACAGTTCGCATGGCTGTCAAGGAAGGCCGGGTATCAAAAGAGTTCTCCGACGCAGTGATGACAAAATACTCAAGCATGGTCGAAACCGAAGGATAGGGGCAATGCGCTGTATCACAAAAATAGAGTATGCGGATATCGACCGGGAGTTTCTTGAAGTTTATAGATATAACCCGCACCCTATCCGCCTAAAAAATACTGATAAGTTTGCTACAGTGGATACCATTAAAGAATGTATAAATGGGTTGTGGTTTAAATCTTTGGATGGCGAAGATGTTTGCATAGGATGGTCAAAGGAAGCCCAAGAAATTATTGGCTTACCTTTTGGTGCGCTGAGAAACATATCTGATCAACTCGATAGATCGGTTGCGCGGGAAATGCAGGCTGCAAAAGTGATTAAAAATTTATGCGCTGAAAAATACGAATTATTTAAGGAATTAGAAAAGATAAAAAACTTGTCTTTTTGGGAGCGGATAAAGAGGGTTTTTAACCAATGGACGTAAAAGACCGATTTAAGCCATTTTCCGAACTATCCCCAGCCGACAAACTCAAGGCGGCAAAGGAAGGATACCGCAATGCCAACTCCATGGATAATAAGTTCCAGGTGCAGGCGCGGCAGGCTAATCGGTTTTATGCCGGAGATCAGTACACCAGCGAGGAGCGGCAGCAGCTTAAAGCCGATGGACGTCCGGATCTGGTTTGCAATCTGGTTAAGCCGACAATTGAGCTGGTTAAAAGGCGTCAACGAACAAAACCGTATTATCGTCAAGGCGTCTGCAACTGAGCAGGGCGACGGGTTCCTGGCCGATCTCTTAAACGATTGCTACGATAAAGTCCGGCAGATTGAAAATATCGAGATGGTCGAGGACGATGCGTTTGAGAATAACGCTATCACCGGGCGCGGGTTTTGTGCGGTAGACATCGAACCGGACCCGGCAAGGCCCGGAGAAATCAAAATACCGTGTGTCTCAATCCTTCCGTCAGAAATCCGGATGGACCCGGCAGGCCGCAAGGACGACTTGTCGGATCACCGGTTTATCTTTTGGCACAAATGGATCACCCTCGAAGATTTTGCAATCCGGTATCCGGACGCCGTTGACGCCATGTCTGACATTATGGCCGGGGAGTCCATCGGAGACATGGACACCGGGGATATTATCGGGGATGATTTTGACGACCTGGAAGATATGACATCAGGCACGCCGGACAATGACGAGTATAGCCGGGTGTTTGATACCGGGTATTATGATAAGTCGGCAAGCCATATTAAAGTCGTTCACATGGAGTATTGGGACGTTTACGACCGCTATTACGGCATCAACCCGCAGTCCGGCGAATTGGAAGAGTTTGAGCAGGCCCAGCTTACACCGCTTCAGAAGGTTATTCCCGGCTTTCAATACCAGAAAGTTCCAGACAAAAAGGTTAAATGGTTCCAGTTCACCGGCCACAAGATTTTATATGACGGTGATAGCCCGATACCTTATGATGGGTTTTCAATCGTTTCCGAGGTTGCGTACAAAGATAAAAGCAATTCCAATATAACGCATTTCGGCATTGTCAAAGACATGATCGACCCGCAGCGCGAGGCCAATAAACGATGGAGCCAGACGCTAAATCTCTTCCTGGCACAGTCTCAGGGCGGTCATTTCATCGAGCAAGGGGCAATATTGGACGCTGATCATTGGCGGGATACGGTTGCGGCCCCTGGCGAAGACACCATCGTTAAAGACGGTGCGTTGTCTGGCGGGATGATTAAGCAAAAACCTATGCCAGAACTCCCGGTTGGTGCAATGCAGATGCACGACCTTGGGAAAGATTTGGTCAAGCAGGTATCCGGAGTCAATCCGGATCTCTTGGGCGATATGAGTAACCGGGGAGAACCGGGGGTGGTAATCCGTATCCGGCAGCAGCAGGGATTAACCATTCTTGCGAAGCTATTCAAGAATCACCACAGAATGCAAGAATCTTTGGCAAAGCGGGTATTCGCCATCATCATGAAATACATGCCGCCCCAACAGATTCAGCGCATTTTGGGTGAAGGTAAAAATTATATATTCCGTGGCGACCTGGTGGCCGATATCAAGAATCAGGTTGTGGCCCCGATCCGGAATCTTCGTGACCTGAAATATAATGTGGATACCGACGAAAGCCCGGCCAATATGACCAAAAATATGGCGCAACTGGCAACGTTTATGGAAATGATGGGTAAGGGCTTCCCGGTCGATCCGGATATGGTTGTTAGTCGAATGGACCTTCCGGAATCCGATAAAAAACAGTGGAAAGAATATCTGCAAAAGTCCCAGGAGGCGGCAACGCAACAAGCCCAAATGAAAATGCAGATGGACGCGCAGAAAATCCAGGGCGAATTACAAATGAAAGCGCAAGGGCTACAGCTCCAAGCCCAGGATTCAGCGGCCCAGGTAAATGTGGATATGCAGACCATTGCACAGCGGGAAGAGTCAGACGTTCGGAAGTTCGGGATTGAAGTGTCAAAGCTGGACATGGAAAAGAAAAAGCTGGTGATGGATATTGTTAGGTCAATGTCCGGCGGCGATCAACCGAAACAGGCGGCGGTGAATTGATGAAATTTGGAAGATTTGAAAACTTTAGAAGTACCGAATCCGTGAAGCGACAATTCTCATTAATGATGCGCCGGCAGATGGGCCAGTTTATGGCGTATCGCTATGCCCGCAAGTGCCGATGTTGGAGGTATTTATAACATGCCAAGACGCTTAAACCGTAAAGAATACGGCTGGTCATACACCTACGGCAAGGGGCAGCGGACCCCGACCGAAGAGTTTAAGGATGGCTACGATAAAATCAATTGGAGTAAGACGCCCATGCCGGAAGAGTTCACGCGCAAGACCCGGTTCGGAGTGGCAAAGGTAAAGGTGTTTGCATGAAAAAGGTTGGTATTGATATTTATGCCCAAAGGCGTCCTGATT